GACCAACTGATGGTGCGGCTGGAGGTTACCTTACCGAATTCCTTCGGTATATACCAGGGTAATCTGCATACGTCCTCGTAGAACGTACACCACGCTTCGGGTATCCCCAAGCGCCGCATGGTGTGCAGCACAAGGGAGCGCGGTAAGTTATCAGTTGCACCCTCAAGGTCAATTGAGAATGCGATCCCATTAGAAACGAGCAACTGTTGGGCTCGACGGACGCCCTCCTCCTGGTCTAACGAATAGTTGCCAGGAAGGCGCTTTACCAACAGGTTCGACCACTTGTACAAAGGCAGAGCAGCCGCTTGAAGCGCACTGGAAGGGTTTGCGATAAACCTACCTTTGCAACCGGCCTCCTGAACGAGTGCAAGTCTCCCGGCAACTGTAATGACATCGTCATCAGTATCGCCAGGCTCCTCCGACCATTCAATGAGTTGCCTCACGTAGGCCTCTAGGTCTTCACCCTCCGTTAATCTCCAGAATACTCCTTCGAAAATCTCGAGGTGATCTACCACGAACTGAGCGTCGTCGTGAACGGCGAACCACTCAGCAGAGTCATACAGCCCATCGGGTTGAGACTTACTACGGAATTGTCCAGTTGGGTAATTCCTTGACTGAGATGGAGATAGATCATCGAGGTTACCACCAACCACAGGTGGCGGTGGCGGGATCACTACCCCGTGTTTCAACCACTGTTCTATCCCAAGATCGATATAGGTTTTCGCGCGTGCTTCAGCCGAAGCCTCAACGGGGCCACGAGTGACCCCTTTCACGAACTTAGCCCACTGTCGCGAGGTAATCTTCGCCTCAGTGAAGTGCGAATACACCATGAGACAGTTCCACGCTCTCAGAAAATCGATCCTCGAGGAGAGTCTCCATAGGACCCGGAAAGGTCCCTTGGGAGTTCCATCCCTATGCCTCCGGACATAGGAAGAATCGCTTCGACCGAGGTACGTGTTCAGCCGGAACTGTTTCAGCGTTTTGAGGCGCTTGACAGTCTCTTCGCGGCCTGTTTTGCGCACCCACTTTTCGATATCCCGGAGGATACCGTCAGCTTCGGCGGCTGTCAGGCCATACACTTTTAAGCGTTTCGATAACGCGACTCTTTCATCCTCCCACTTGTGGCGGGAC